AAAGAAAAAGAGTTAAGAGCCTCTATGAATATTAGATCTTGGGACGCTATTTTACAAGAAGTAGAAAAAATAGGATTTAAAAAGTATGAAGTATTCTGGAAGGCGTATAATTTTGTAGGAGTCATATTAATAAAATGATTACTTATAAACAAGTAATAAAAAAAGGTTTTGCTTTTGAGAGTATTATAATACCTAAAAATATAAAAACAGAACTAAAAGCATTAACTTTTTATCCAAACGAGGACAAAGATTTAGGGAAAGAAGTAGGATGGTCTACACTAGGTATGCCTGCTAATCTTAATGAGTTCTTTATCGAACAATTATATGCAAAAGTAGACCCATACTTACAGAAACTTTTAGATAAGCTAGAAACTTTTGAAGCGTATAAAACAGATAAAAACGAGTATGTAGAATTACATACAGATAATGCTTTTGGTGGATTAGTTCAAATTATGATTTACTATATTGAAAAAGATATGAAAGGTAGGGATTTTTTATATGGAACAAAACATGATATTAAAAAAGTAACTCCCTACACAGGGTTAGTAATTATATGTGATCAAATAAATAAAGAATGGTTGCATGGAACAACTCCTTTATTGAGTGACACTTTTAATTTATGTATTACAGGAATTACACCTAGATGAATAAAAAAGAATTTTACAGAAAAGAACATTATGAAAAAAAGAACTGGCTTCATAAAAACGGAAGAGTTAACGCCACGGTTGCGGGTAATAACTGGGTTGGTGTATCTGTCTCTCCTTATATGAAAGATTTTAAATATCAAGTAGATCCTGGTATTTGGCCTCTAGTAGAAATACTTAATAAAAAAGGATATTTAACTTGTTCTTCTTGCGAAGGACATGATTGGATGGAAGAATCATTTGTTGTTGTTTGCTTTGGTTCTAAAGAATCGAGAGATGCTTTTGCCGAACAAGTTGTTAAAGCAAAGCTGCCTCAGTATAGAGTTTTTTATCAAGAATCACAGACTAACATAAACCTATACGACCCTTTTAATGATTATCATGAAATAATGGATGACCCGACTATGGATGAAACTCAAAACTGGTTTAAGATTGAAGATAAATTATACTTCACAAAAACAGAAGAAGAGATACCAGAAGAAGTTATTGAAAAAGAAACAGAAAATTGGAATTACTGTTTTGGTAGAAAGTATAAAAGATGGTACTATTGCAGACTACTAATAGGAGGAGCTGTGTTGAACGGTAAAAATCCAGTAAGCATAGTAGTTCATTGGACTCGGTATTTCTGGATCAATAGGTTAGCAAAGTTTATAAAAGAAAACGTGGAGCAAGGATATGACTGATAAGTTTGTAGAAATTCAATACGACTCTGACAATATCGTTGAATATGTGTATAAAAGCAATTCAAATGAAAAAGATATACTAGAACTAAAAAATAAACTGTTTATAAATTTTAGCGATGAAATAACTAAAGATTTAGCTTTTTCTCACGATATGATTAGTTATCATTCAAAAAATAATACTACATATAAAGAAGATTCAATAATTATAGTATTCAGTGAAAAATGTCCTTATTACTTAAGAGAAGAGTTTAACATTCCTTTTTTTAATTCATTAGATTTTTATGCAATAAAATATTATTTAACTAGTAAAAAAAGAATACTAAAAACTTACGATGCCGATATGTATAAATATGAAATACCTCAACTCCCCCATATGTCTGCTATAGGTAGTCAATTTGGGGTTGGAAGAACACATATGTTAGACAAAGAATATAGAGATGTATACTTTTTTAACTCAAATGATATGATGGTTAATTATTTTTATAGAGGCTTAGTTCCTAAAATTGATGAACCACATAAAAATCCCGCAACTAAATGTTACGGGATTACTTATGAAGAAGGAGAAAAAGATATTCTTAAAGTAAAAAGATATTTATTTCCCTTTCATTTAGAAATGACAGATTTATCTTGTTTATAAAAATTCAGCTAGAGGAAACACTTCTGCAATAACTTTAGAACAAGCATGTGCAATTTCCATATGTTCTTTTTGTGTGCCGTTTGCACCACGCAAATCAATGTAATGAATCCAACTACGAAGAGTGCCGTTCATATATAAACGCGTTTTAGTAAGACCTTCAGGTAATACAACACGAGCTTGCTCTTTAGCTATCCCATTTTCAATAGCCCACTGATATGCTTTATTAGCTGCCATAATAACATGATCTTGTTGAATTAACCACTGATTCTTTAAAGTTTCGTCATCTGTTTCTATTGAGTTTTGTCTGTTTTTAGTATCTTGAAGTCTGGCTTCTCGTCTTACAAACTGCTCTCCCATTTCTTTAGGTTCTGCATACCGCTGTGAAAATTCTTGAAAAGAAAAAGAGCGATGACGTACAATTTGATGAGCGATATCACGAGTAGTGTTAATCTCTAAACACACATTTACCATTTCAAGAGGTGACCAGTGTTGATTATTAATTAGGTATTTGATTAACTTAGAACTAGTCTCACTATTCATCTGATTATTAGGATTACTTACTCTAGCACAATATGCTACTAATTCTTGCATATCTTCGCCTACATACAAATCTTTTGGAGGTTGACTATAACTAATTAGCCTTACATTCATTATTTGTTCTCCTTATTTAACACATCGTGGTTATGCAATGCTAAAATACCGTAATGAATAATTTTTAACAAATCCGCTCTATTTTTACCTGCTTTTTTACCATAACGTTGAGAGTATTTCATAACATTACCTAGAGTAAAGCCTTCTCCCATACCAGAATCAATAATAAATTCTGTAGCTTGAAAATTATTCATCGAATAGTGTTGATTATACGTATTGTCAATATAATCACTAATCTCAGCTAATAAAGCGGGTTCATTATATTTATAATTTATTTTCACGATAATCTCATTTTTAATTGGGCTGGTTTTGGATAACCCCAATAATCATTAGTACGAATACGGATCGTACGTTTATTAGTCTCTTCTTTATTAGGATTATTAACTGTAATCCAAGGATTTAATCCTTTAGACCAGCTTTTTACTAGGTTTTCCATCTTCCATTCCAAAGAACGAGCATTTTTTATAGCTAAAATTGTTTTTCTAGCTGTTGAATTACGCTGACCTTTTGATACTTGTTTTGCTCTTGATTTTTTCTTAGCCATTTAGTTCTCCCTTTAATTTATAAAAAATTATAACAAATTAAAGACTAAGAAGCAAGATGATTATTACTTTTATTAAATACAGAGCGATAAGGAATATTATAAAGCTGCGACCGTTGTTCAAATAAATTAGAACACATCTCACAATTTAAAATGTTTGTAGGGAAGAAAGACCCCTTCCCTACAATGGTGTTTTGGTTAGTGCCACAATGTGGGCATTTAACTAGGGCTACGTAATACATTTTCTATCTTGCTGTGATAAAGGCTAATATTATGGTCAAAAATACCATCAAACCATTGCTTTTTTTGTAAAGCACGGTATCTACCTCTCCACTGATCTTTGACTCTTTGCCAATAAGTTGATTTTCTTATATTTCCATAATGATTTATATAATGTAGATTACCATAATGTTTATAGCCTAGCAAGAAAAAAGGTACTTTTGGAACAATATCGTTATTATTTACAAACCTATGATGTTCAAATGTTTGTGCTTTACACCAAGACCTGCTTCCTACACGTGGAGATCCAAAAGTATAGACTATACTATGTTTTATTCTAGAACCTGCTAATGTAGCTAATCCCCCGCCTAAAGAATGACCACACACATAAACGTGTCCTTGTGTAGTAAATTTTTTTAACCAGCTCTCAACATTATTCCATACTAAATCTAAAGCATCTTTAAAACCTGCATGGACTCTGCCTTTTGTCTCAGAACGTCTTTTGTAGGCTTTTAAATCTGCCTTAATATCGTTAAATTGAGTAGGCTCAGTTCCTCTAAAAACAATATATTTATTTCCTCTTTGACTAAAACAAGCCACTTCTGTGCCTTCTTTAGAAATAAAAACAAAATTATTTATATCTTCAACACTACTTAAAAATCTGCTTCTAACTTTTGCTTCGTCTGTATAAACCATTGTAGATAGTTTAGCACAGAATTCTGCTTGTTCAATAATTTTTTTATCCATGTTTCACCTATTTTTTCTTAGCAATAGCATCTGCACCAAAAAATGCTGAAACTAATACTGCAATTGATGCAAAATATGTTGGTGCAATATCTGCAATAAGTTCAGATGCTTTTTCCATACCAAAAGCAGATGTGATTGCAATGCCGATTGGGTAAATCAATAAACCAACAAGAGAAAACCAAGCCATTTTACGAATAGCATCTCTCTGTGCATCAGCATCTTCCATTTCTTTACGTTTAAACTCAAGGTACATTTCATGTTCACGTGCATCAACGATCCCATCACCATTTGAGTCTGCTGGGTGAAACCCAGAGTCTTTAGTCTCTGTATAATCTGCCATTTTAACATCCTTTCATGAGGGGTTAAATTGAATCCTGATAACTATTCTTTGAGGGTATTTTATCAGAATTCGTATTTTCTAAAAGCCTAATACGGGCTTCTAATTCATCAATTTTTTTAGTAACATGGGGGTATTTTTTTCTCCAAGCATCTGTTGGTTGTTCAAGCCATGCCCAACCATACCTTGCAACAAGATAATCAAGAAACTGGTCTAGTTTAGCGTAGCACCAAAGACCAGCTCTTGTGTCTTTAAAATAAGCAAGGAAGGCGGCCCCCGCTAGGGAGCCACCAATACCAGTATAGATCCATAAAGTATCTGAAAATAATTTATCAATCATAGTTGTCACCAGAATTTTAATTTCTTTGCTGCACCTGAAATAGCATCACCTGCGGCAGATGCTCCGTCTGAAATGGCACCGCCTATTTGATTAACACCTTCTCCCATTGCATCCCAAGCGGATTTGCTTTCCAATTCCTTTAGTGTGTTGTTTCCTACACATTCCCACTCAGCAGGATCATATACTTGACCGCCGCATTTATACTGCTTGCTTTCATCAGCAAATGCAGAAGTAGATGCTACAAGCATCATTACAATTAAAGTTTTTTTCATCGGTTACACCATCCTTCTTTAGTTCCGCCGTCATAGGGTCTAGCTAATCCAGCATTAATGATTTCATCTTTATATAGTTTACCATCAAGATAAACATCGACTAATACACGACCTCCGTATTTATCCCATTTTAAATTTGCAAACTCAATTTCTTTTGCCGCCCTAAAGAGTTTATTAGCTAACTCTCTGGCTTCGAGGGCTAATTTCTTTTCTTCTTCGCACTCAGCTCTCATTTCTGGAGTATCAATACCTAAAATTCTAACGCTCATTTTTTGAAGAGGTTCTGGGAGTGTAGGGGCTGTTACATAACAGGTGTCACCATCATAACAAAGATTGTTTCTATATTCTCTCATTTGTAAAAAATCATCTGCAACTGCTTGTGATACGATAAAAAGCATTGCAAACATAATTAAATAGTATTTCATTCTTTAACCTCTTCTTTTTTATCTGTTACTGCATCTTCGTAGTATACAATAATATCTGTTTGTTGTAAAATAAATCTTCTTAAATCTGCGATATTTAATGCAAGATTCTCATAGTCTTTCATCGAAAGAGCGACATAGGCTAAATCCCCATTCTCTTCTTTAAACTCTTTTACAAATTGTTCATAATTATCTTTATTAACAACGTATACCCTTACATCATTGAGCTGTGTCGGTTTCGGTCGTGCTACTGTTGGTATCTGAATTTTCTCTATTTTGGTTACTGTCTTGATTTCCGGTTCCAGTCTCGGGCTGCTGCAACCAGTAAGGAAGATCCCTGTTACTATCACCACCAGTATCTTTGATAATATTTCTCCATAATTTTGCTGTTGCGCCATTCATTTTTCCTTCTAATTTTTTAGCATCATTTAGTGCGTCTCTTACAAGATTTAGTTCTTGAAGTTTATTTCTGAGGCTATCTCCATAAGCTTCAGCCTTTTGAAGAGATGTTTGAAGTTGTGTATTTAATTTACTAATCTTTGTATGTTCTTCTTGCCAAGTTTTCATACTTTCTTCTGCTGTTTGAACAGCTATTTCAAGTTGTATATTATTTTCTCTAAGAGTAGCAATCGTTGCTTGAGTAGTATCATAATAATACTTTGCCCCATAAGCTACTCCTCCTAATATACCTATAACAATGATTAATATATATACTTTTAACATTATTCACTTTTCCAAATAGTCCAAGCGCCGTAAGCAATCATACCATAAGCAATAAGACTTACAGGAGTAATAATCATTGCTACTCCGGCAACAATAAGAACAATTCCGTCCCAAGAAGTTCTTTCTAGTAATCTATTTTTAATCCAGTTCATTTTTTACCTCCTAAATATCTAGGTGTTGCTTCTTTAGTTTTAAATAGTCTTTGTATTAGTTTTTCTAACCATATCATATCGCCCTCATTCTTTGTACAAGACGTTCAGCCCTGTTAGTTACTTGGCGGTACCAACGAGAATCTACCATTTCGTCTGCGGCTACGTTCCAATCACGAGCGTCAACACCTCGTTTCATTCCTTTAAATTTAGAAAGTCTTGGGTAACCGAGATTAAACATCATATTTGCTATAATTAATTGAGCTTCTTCTGGCAAATCTTCAAAGTCTGAGTATAGCTTGTTGCAGTCTGACAAGACTGTTTGGATATCTGATTCGAAGGCTTCATTAACTCTATCTTCACTAACAAGGGTCCCGACTTCACTTCCATGCTCGGGATCAGACTCGCGAATAAGATGACCAATCCCAAAAGTAGGCAAATCGAGATGGTCCAAATAAATTTTATGCTCGATACCTTCATCATAAGCTATCTGCTCGCGTAACTTCTCTATATTCATTTTTACTCCTTTTCTGAAATATGTTTAATATATTCTGTTTAGTACTAAATTCATCCAAAAAAGTATCTACTGTAATAACTTCACTAAAATATGGTTGTTTTTTAGGGTTTTCAATATCCACTTTAATATATTTACTGGTAGGTTGTCTAATGAGTGTAAACTCTCTAATATACTTATCGCCACCTTTTTCGTCAAAATCAAAACCAGAAAGATAAATATTCGAAAAACCAAACAAAGTAGCAACAGCAATAGCTCTGTGTCCAGAAGAAAAAGACCCAGTACCGTATATAGATGTATCTATCGAAAAAACTTTAGGATTATCTCTATATCTTCTCTCTTTGTGTCTTGGAGTTACAAATACAGGTTGTTTATATTTATTAACTAAGTTTTCAATCATTGGATCATCCATAGCTACAAATATATTAGCTTTCGGATAGTGAAGATTTGCACTGATAGTAAATATAGGTATTTCTTTGTTTTCTAATAGTTTTTTACTTGATCCTGCTCCTACTATAAGACAAGAACTCATTTTATACTCCTTTGTTAAAATTTATTCATCCTTAATTTAGTAGCATCCGAACCTATCTCTTTTGACATATAACAATTATGTTCTGTGTCTTTAACCCAAGAAAGTTCTTGTATAATTCTGTTATACCAACTTTTATCGTGTTCGTCATGAGCCTTATTCATGTCATCTTTTAATTGAGATATTCTAATTTCAATATATTCTTCAACTTTTTTTGGTTGATTTCTACGCATAAATCCTCCTAATCTTCTTGAAGTTCGCTTGGATAAGAGTCTTCTGTGATTGTACGACCACAATGGCATACGTCACACCCACAATCACAAGAATCCCAGTTACAATGACAATCGTGTTCACACTCTTTACACTTAACTATATCCATATCCCCCCACTTCATAGATGTAGGCAGCGCCAGAATATGGTTTTGGATCTCCTGCACCACCCGCTTCAAATTTTGCTCCACTAATAACAAAAGATCCGTTAGAATTTATTGAAACTGATTGACTAAAATAATCATTTGCTTGTTTATCAGATGCTTGGATCTTTGCTTTTTGAGTCCAAGTAGAACCTGATCTTGCAAAAACATATGCGGCACCAGCAAGAGACCCACCGGTATCTTCACTTAGCGCACCTATAACTACGTGGTTTCCATCTGCACTTAGCGATACCTTTGCGCCAAATAAATCACCTGTTTCTGCATCAGACGCAGTTAAAAGAGCTTGTTGTGTCCAAGTAGAGCCTGATCTCGTAAAGATGTATACTTCACCAGCGCTACTAGCTTCAGTATCGCCAGCAATTTCTCCTATTGCAAGAGTAGTTCCATCGGCATTTATTGATACTGAATTACCAAACTGGTTACTTGAGGTTGGGCTTGCAGAAGTTAATCTAGTTTGTTGAGACCAACTACTGCCAGATCTTGTATAGATATATACCGCACCTGCATCAGCTAAAGAACTAACTGCCTCGCCATAAGCACCTATAACAGCATAAGTACCGTCTTCATTTAACGATAGTGCAGAACCAAATCTCTGATAATTTTCTGGATTAGGTGATGTTATTTTTGCTTGTTGAGACCAACTGCTACCAGATCTGACATAAACATAAGTTGCGCCAACATCTGAACCACCAGTATCTTCTGCCTGAGCATAAATAAGAACATAAGTACCATCAGAACTCATTGTTACTTCTGTGCCAAATCTATCAAACTGATTGGTCTCACCAGATATTTTTTGCTGCTGTGACCAACTTGTGCCTGATCTAAAGTAAATATAAGCAGCGCCGTCGACATTGTTATCAGCCTGTGCACCAACAATTGCACGAGTACCATCTTCGTTTATCGACACTGATTGGCCAAATCTATCATTTATAGCTCTATCTGATGCTAGTAGTTTAGCTTGCTGACTCCAACTGCTACCAGATCTAACAAATATGTATGCAGCACCACAATCAGTATAAGGGTCACCTCCTCCTCCGTCTTCTCCGCTTGCACCAACAATAACATAGTTACCATCACTACTTATATCGGATGCCTCTCCAAAATAATCTCCAGAAAACTGGCTGACACCTTGTGCATCTGACGCAACTATTTTGCTTTCGGTAGGAGTTTGAGACCAATCTGGAGAAAGTAGTCTAGGAATATATATACCTGAAACCCACTCAAAACGAGCATTAGAAGCTACATAGGTTAAATTAGCTCCGTACTGAGCTCCAGTAGTATCTAAACTAGCAATATCTAATTTTCTAATTGGCATAATATTCTCCTATACTGATGTTGCAGACGAAGAACGAGCAATAACCAATAACTCTCCAACATCCGTAGAATTTGTGTCTGAAGAAAAAGGCCACTTATGAATATCGCCATGATAGGTAGGAGTTCCACCGTCTGCAGGACTTCCAGAACCTCCTCCAGAATAGCCATGTGTAGTACTACCAGAATGGCCTACAATCACACGCATCCCAATTACAGTGACAATCGTGCTCACATTCTTTACATTTAACCATATCATCACGCCTCGTAAATATAAGCAGCCCCAGCACCACTTCCACCAGTATCTTCTAATGACGCACCAATAATAGCATAAGATCCATCACCATTAATTGCTATTGAGTTACCAAATCTATCAATTGCTTCAGCATCTGATGCTTGTATCTTTTGTTGTTGTGTCCAAGTAGAACCTGATCTACTAAAGATATAAGCCGCACCAGCATCAGATGCTCCTGTATCTTCATAAGACGCAGCTACAATAAGATATGTAGCATCATCATTTATTGACACTGACCAACCAAATCTATCAAATGCTTCTATATCAGATGATTGTATCTTTTGTTGCTGTGTCCAAGTTGAACCTGATCTTGTAAAGACATAAGCAGCACCTGCATTAGATAATGGATCACCTACTCCACCGTCTTCTTGATGTGCACCAATAATAGCATAAGTACCATTCGAATTTAATGCTACTGCATAACCAAAATAATCTGATGCTTGTGCATCAGATGATTGTATCTTTTGTTGTTGTGTCCAAGTGGAACCTGATCTACTAAAGATATAAGCCGCACCAGCATCAGTTCCTCCTGTGTCTTCACTATATGCGCCAACAATAGCATATGATCCATCTGAACTCATTGATACTGACCAACCAAAAGCATCTGTTGCTTGTGCATCTGATGCAGTTAGTTTAGCCTGTTCAGTCCAAGTGGATCCTGATCGCGTAAAGACATAAGCTGCGCCAGCATTAGATGTTGGATCACCAGCACCACCATCTTCAGCATTAGCGCCTACAATAGCGTAAGTACCATCAGAACTCATTGCTACTGACGTACCAAAATAATCACTTGCTTGTGCATCAGATGCTTGTATCTTTTGTTGCTGTGTCCAAGTGGATCCTGATCTTGTAAAGATGTAAGCGGCGCCAGCATTAGATCCACCAGTGTCTTCATTCAGTGCACTAACAATAGCATATGTCCCATCAGAATTTATTGAAACTGAACCACCAAATCTATCACTTGCTTCTGTATCTGTTCCTGCAATTTTCTGCTGTTGAGTCCATGTTGAACCTGATCTTGTAAAGACATATACAGCACCTGCAGCAGATGCTGGATTACCGGCGCCACCATCTTCAAAACGTGCACCAACAATAGCATAAGATCCATCAGAACTTATTGATACTGACCAACCAAAATCATCACCTGCTTCAGCATCTGATGCATATAGTATACTTTCAGTAGTATTTGCCCAATCAGGAACTGATCCACCGCCTCCGCCACCAGCAACAGCGACATAATCTGCTGCTACAAACTCAAAACGAGAATTTGCAGCAATGTAAACTGCTTGCTGACCTGCAGAAAGACCTGTAGTATCAATGTTAGACAAATCAACTCGTTTAATTCCTGCCATTAGTCTCTCCTTTTAATACCTCTTGTATATTTTTGAGATTTTGGTGGTGATTTTTTAGAACCACTAGGACCTGCCCAGTATACTTTATCTGCCCAATAAGCTGCACTCATTTTACCTTTTGCAATGTTTTTTGCATGACGAGCCTTAAAAGATTTGCGAGCTTCTGGAGAATAGTTGTGACCCATAGACGAGTCACCAAAATGAATTAGTTTAATTTTTTCACCTTCTTTTGCAAGAACCATACCTTTTTTACCTGTACGATCACTACGACGTGGCTTGTTAAAGCCGTCAAAAGTACGTCCTGAATATTTTATCTTGCCTGAAGGAGTTCTTTCATATTTTGCCATAATATATCCTTTATTAGTTAAAAGTTGCTCCGGTGGCGGTACCTGCACCAACTGAGCCATACGGGTTATTTGCGTAGTCAGTCACTGGATAAGTAGAAGCAAAAGGAAACTTTTCCATTTGTGTTCTGTCAGTATTAACACCAAGTACATACCCATTACTATCACTTCCATTGCCTGTTGACGAATGTCCAGCTGTCGCTATTTGTCCTACATCTACAGTAGTAGTATCTGATGCAAAAGGCAGCCTTTCTAGATTATTCCACCAACCAAAACCACTAGGATCAGAAGATCCTGGATAATATCTACCATGACTAGCAAAGCCTGCATCAGGAGCGTTTAGAGTAGCAAACTGTTGAGCAGAAGTACCAAAAGTTCCTGGGTGGGCTGAGCTAGAGTCATTAGCAAAAGGCCACTTATCCATAGAGTTAGTAACTGAGAAAGGAGAGGTTCCGCCACCTAAAGCATAAAAAGATTCACTAGAAGAAACTCCTGCACCATAATATCTAGGGCCTGAATTAATATTTCCTGCATAAGAGCCAGTATCACTAGAAAAAGTTAATTTATATGTAGAATTATATATAACAAAAGGATTTTGTTGATAGCCTCCTGCAGCGTAACCTGCTTCTGGGCTTCTACCTGTAGCACAACCAGCAACACTAGGAGAAGGAAAAGAAGCGGTGTTAACAGAACCTATAGTACTTGAAAGGGGAAACTTACGAGTTCCAGGAAGAGTGAGTGGTCCAGTACTAGGACTGAAGTATCTTCCACCAATAGCATAAGCATCAGTACTGCTATTAACCATACTCATCTCCCACGCACCAGGAATTGTTGGACTTACACCTGGTAAAGCTGGTCCAGGATTAAACTGTCCAACATCTAAGACAGAAGTATCTGAAGCCCAATTAATTTTAGCTATAGTATCTGTTGAACCACCAGCAGCATTTGAGCCTCCAACCCAAAAACCTCCACCTGTTCCATAAGCTACTACAGGAGGTGGGGGAGCAGGGGTAAAAGTATCCGTATCTAAACGAACTGTATCTCCATAAAAATCAACAGCAAGTTTTGTGCCGTCTGCAGTAGCAGAAGGAGCTGTTAAAATATTAATTGGAAATTTTTGTGTCATTACGTTTGTGCTCCTGCAAAAGAAAAAGTAGCAATTACAAGCTCTGCTATATCTACTCCGCTACTATCTGATGAAAAAGAAAATTTTTCTATAGAATCAGTTGAAGTGAAACCTGGATATGGGCTTCCTGCAACATACCCAAAAGTTGAAGAAGATAGACTACCGGCTTGTGCTCTTGCTATTGCTAATTCCGCAATATCAGTAGCAGGACTGTCTGAAGAATAAGTAAATTTAGTTATTACATCATTAGCGGCAGCGCTGTAAATCGCACCTTGACCTCCCGCAGTATAACCATTAGTAGCAGATGAGTGTCCTGATGCAGTTCTTACGTACTGCCAAGCTAACTCTCCGATATCTATAGCAGGAGAGTCTGAAGTAAAAGGATATTTTTGTAAAGTCTCTACAGAAGGGCTTGCACCTCCTGCAACGTATCCAAAAATATCTGAAGATATTTGTGCAGTATCGGATTTACCTGCAATTAATTCGCCAATATCTACACCATTAGTATCTGTTGCAAAAGCAATTTTCTCTATAATATCTATATTTGGACTTCCTCCCGCTACATATCCATTAGTAGTAGACATCGATCCTGTTGGTCCTGTCTGTATTCTATTTCCAGAAAGAGTTGCAGTACTCACTGAAGCAGTAGAAGATGAAAAAGTGTATTTTTGTATAACATCGTTGTCACCAATACCTGGTGAATTGCTAGTATAACCGCCCAAAGTATACCCAGTAGTTTCTGAAGAAACTCCACAACCTTGACTTTGTGCGTAAGTTAGTTCGGCAGTATCAACTGCAGAAATATCAGACGTAAAAGAAATTGTTTGTACTGTATCTATTCTATATAAAGGAGCAGTAGGAATTGACGCACCAAGAGCATACCCTTCTACAGTACCATAAGCATAAGGACCGCTACTACCACCTCCATCAGGAATACTAAAAACTGCATCAGTAGAAGAAACAAGCTCAATAGCATTATTGGCAGCAACATAAGTAAACCTATGACCGTCTTTTTCAGCCGGCTGTGTTCCTAATAATGTTAGAGGTATTTTTGTAATTGTCACACTGCAAAACTTTCACCACAACCACACGAGGCTGTAGCGTTAGGATTGATCACTTTTAAATATGATCCTCCTAATTCCTTTACGTAATCGATTGTACACCCTAAAACAAACATTTCAGCCATATCATCAATAACTAAAACATCGTCTACAAGAATTCCTAAACCTTTTATATCAGAAAAATCCCATTTATATTGAAAGCCACTGCAGCCGCCACCAGAAACAGATAAAAAAACATAACGCTGCTTATGATAGTCAGCCATTTCTTTCATATATGTTTTTGCACTATCAGTTAAAGTAACACTAGACGGTGTTATTTTATGTTCTTGTAAATGGTCTAATATGTTACCCATATCTTCCTTTTTCTTGATATTGGTCATATAGTTTTTTAACTAAATTCCACTTATTAGTAGTTAATTTACCATATCTCATTTGATCTTTAATTAGGCTACGTATTAAACGAGCGTCTGCATCTGTTAAATTTGGACGACCCATAAAATAAGTTTCTAATTTTCTATCTATATAATTTTTACCCTTTTTCCACATATTTGTCAACCTATTTTATTTTAAAATTACATTATTAGTCAACTCTTTTTATTACTCGAAGACCGTTACAATTTTCTTTTATTTCTTGATCTACCCATACTCCTTTATACTCTTCCATAAATTCGTCAATTGCAGGATTGAGCTCATGTTTAAACTTAGAATGTGCAGTATCATGAAATACAAGGTATTTTCTAGCTTTCATACCGTGCATTGCAAGTTCTTTTGTAAGATGATCGTAGTAATGATATGTATCAATAAATAATAGGTCAGTTTCTTCAATATCAGCTCTTGGATCAATAGTACTAATACAATGAAAAGTAATATTTTTATTAAGCTCTTTAGCACATAAAAAATGAGGCTCTAACCACCCACCAACACGTATATCCTGATCATATAGTACTATAGTGTTAGCATTAGAAGAGACTAATGCCCAGGTACTAATACCAGTTCTGGTTCCCATTTCTGTAACATGATCACATTCGTCTGCATATTTTCTTAATACAGGTAGATTTTCGTTTATATCGCTATGGTTTTGACAAGCCTGTCTATAATTAAATTCAGCATCAAGTACAAAAGATGCCATTTTATTTTCCATATCACGATGTGTTAACCAAGTCATTTAAATTACTCCTTCTTTTTTCATTTTATGATATTGTTTAATTCTATTTTGTAAGTCGGAAAAATGATGTACTGCACTAGTTTCAAATATTTGTGGTTCTCCATTTTCAACAGTAATAACAATAGCTAAGTTTCTAATATTGGTTCCATACATTTCGTTGTGAGCAAAAGCATAGGCAGTTCCTTGTAAAAAATAGTCTTTAATTTGTTTTACATATTTTTTACGTCGAGAAGTTTTAAAATCGATAATTGAAGGTTTACCTTTCCAAACACCTATCATATCCGAACGTCCTGCATATTTTAATTTTTTACTCCATAATACCGCTTCTTGTCCCCATATTTCTTCTACGCCTGTTGATACAGCTTTAATTAAGTTGCGAGTCATTTGTGCTGTAACGAGTTCTTGTTTTGTTATTTCCTTTGTGACATCCTCACCATTAAAATAATTTTCTGCTATTTCGTGAACAAGAGTTCCTCTATCGGTTGCTTCTTTTGATACACGTCTAGCTTCTTCTTCACCTACCTTATCAATCCATGCCTGTAACCACGCTTTGTCTGCTGTTTTGCCTAAAAGAGTGGTAATACTAGCATAATCTCCATCAGGAGTAAAGTAGGTTCTGCCAGTAGTAAGAGTTTCTGTCTTAATAGTTGTTGTATAGTCGTATTTATTTAAATTTTCCATTTTTTAAAATCCAAGTCTTACTACAATAATAACAGACCGCAGTTGGTTTTTCCTTTGTTACTCTTATAGTAAATAAAGGATGTGTTTTATCTGGACAAGATAAAACAACAGGTTCGCTAACATAAATTTTTTCTTTTTTCATAACTATTATTATAATATAATTATAAAGTTTTAGCAAGCAATTTATTAAAGAAAGGGCGCCTAAGTTAGACGCCCTGATAATTTATCATTTTCTTCTTGAGTATATGGCCACATTTTACTTCTCCAACATAATCTTTTTGGCTTCTTCATAGTAGCCTAAGTGTGATAATGCGTGTGCTGCTCTAGCTCTAGCAATACTGTTACCGAAATCTGAGATTTTTAAAAATACATTTGCAACTACTTCACAAAATGTACAATATGTTTGTGTAAGTACTGCTTGCATTATAACCACCTTTTAATGTTGTGAACATATGAAGCATTGCGTAACATACGCTCTAGTTCATATAAGTTTTCTACGCTCTCAAGTCTTTTTTCATAAGAACTTTTATTTAAATTATTCCAAAATGTTTTTAATTTTTGTACCATTAATAAGTTACTCCTTTCACTATTGTTTTTCCTTGTTTCATCATATTGTAGGCATATACCCAATCTTTACCATATTCAGTCTGTGCCCATCTTATTAAATCTTGATCATTACCTTTTTTATTGTTTAATTTTCTAAAAATATTTTTAATTTTTTCCATAATATACCTCATATATAAAATACGCGTGCAAATAGGCACTGTGACACTTTGTCGCAGAGCCTATTAAATTTTAAAATTTGCTTGAGGAAAGCAATACCTCGGGTCTCTCCCCGACGCTACCACTTTTGAGGCATGGGTTATGCCAAGATACAATTAGTCAAATAAATGTACTAATTCTAGAACAGCTTGGTTTTTCTCTTCTAGTTCTTCTTTATTTCTTTTATGGATAGCTGAAGCAGCAGCACGCACCACTGAAGGAGCTAGCCCATAATCAGCTTTAAGTTTTTTAACAATTTCATTAACTGTTTCTCTTGCTGCTTCAATCTCATACATTACATCAACAATTGAATTAATTGATGATTTTACTTCATTTTTATCTAGTTGCACTATTGATTCAGACATCTGTTCCCCCTACTACTTTAAAACTTTGTCTTACAAATTCTGGTTTTTTTCTTATAATTCTTTCACTCTCTAAATCTGACATAATGAGTTCAAATAATTCATCTGTAGATTCTTTTGCTTCATAAATCATATTATTAGAAGAAACTCTTTGC